GATCTTAGATATCGTAAGCAGATTATTTGCCATGATTCATTCCTTTGATAATAAAAAAGTCTTTACCTAATCTTCTTAGCCAGTCGTGCTTCTTTCCATTGCTTGTACGTTCCATGAAATTCCCCATTGCTGTCAATGTTGGCCTCACTTGGAGCGCTAGTAGCACGAATTGGACTAATCGGCCTCGGTGCGTTTGATTTAGTCGCAGCTTTCACTTCTTCTTGAGGGGCTTTCTCAAGCCTGGCCTCTATCTTCCCAATCTCTCTAAGAGCACCAATCGTTGATAACTTACTGAGCTTTTCAGCCACTTCAGGATTCTCAGCCAAGTGATATAGGATTCTTGGGCCTAAGTCACTCTCGAAAATCGCATCTCTTACTTGGTCGCTCACAACGACCTCGCTAGACGCTATCATGTCATCGTAATCAGGCAATTCTTTCTTAACTTCGCTTTGGCGTTTGTTCCACTCTGCCATTGTTTTGGCACGTTCNTCATTCGCTTTGCGGTCAGCTTCTTGCCTATCACGCTCTTTCAATGCTCTATCAGTTGAAAACTCTGCCAATGCCTTTGCGTACTCAAACGCATCTTGGAATTGATCAGGTCTTGGTTCTTCGTCTGAAGTAGCTTTAGGGGCTACTCTAGCTTCTAACTCCCTCAACCGACTCTCTAAGTCACTAGCTCGTTGGCGCTCACGATCAGCATCTGCTCGTGCCATCTCACGTTGCTTAGTTATCTCAGAAAACCTTTTTTCGAGCTTATTGGGCTTCGGTTCTTCTGCAACTTTTGGTTCTTCTTGCGCTTCTGGTTCACTCTTTGTAGGTTCTGTAGGTTCTGCAGCTTCTACAGTTTCCTCTTTAGCTAAACCAAGTCTTTTGCGTAAAATTCACCTGAATTCTCACTTGTGAGCACATTGCTCGCTTCTTTTTCACTCATGGTTTTACCAAGGATTTACCCTATAAGACGTATAGGTACGTTTGTTAGGCAATGTAGCCCAAAATGGTTAATCTGTCAAATATCCATGTTTTTTTGCATTTTTTATTGATTTTTTATCCATAGACATAGGAATTTTTTTAATACCTTGGTCTCTCATGTAAGCGTAACGATGTCTGCCATCACCAAATACGACCGATCCATTGTCATAAACTGATGCCTGACTAGCGTGAATTGATGGTGCTTTTTTTGAAAACTCACCAAAGTCTTTATATCTTGTCTTAATGCCATTTTCGCCATTTTTTCCAATATATTGCCAATCTGTGCCTTGAAATGCTTTATCAAATTTTTCAGGATTAATGTGTGTTATTTCATGTCCTTGCCGTTTTTCTATTGGGTGCATCGTTACTGGTATTTCACGATCATGTAACTCAACTTTACTTTCAATGGGATGCAATATTTTTCTTTTTCTTAATTCGTTTTCATCAAATTCTTTTTTGTTTTCGCTTGTTACTGTTGGCATCATTGCACCCCTGGTTGTAAACCTGTGACTGATTCGTTTGCATACTTATATTGTTCGGCATTACGACTCGCTATCTCTTTTTCAAGCCTAGCTGTATCCAAATGATGAACTAAAAGCTCCATAATAGACTCAATTTCGGTCTTATTTTGGCTAGTTACAGCTCTCATGTTTACATCATGGACTCTAGCTTCAAGCATAGATTCAGTATTGTGGGCTTTAGCTGTCTGTCTCATTAACTCACGCTGAGTCTCTGCCTGTTGTTTAACGCCCTCAATGTCCTGTCTTTGCTTCATAGCCATTTGCAACTGCTGAATTTGCTGTTGCATCTGCTGGACTTGTTGTTTAGACATAGCCAGTTGCATCTGAACCTGTGGTGGTATCTTAGACTTCTCGTCAATCTGACTCATGGGGTTCGCTGCTGCCAAGCGGTCAGCAATGATGTTAGCGCCTGGGAAGTCCATATTGCGAATAAACAAATCCCCAGCCATTTGCATGAGGTTTGGATCGGCAGCGAATAAAGGCATCATGGCAGTAACTGCTTCTTGGCGCTTGGAGTTATAGCCAGGGCCTGTGTCCATCACTACGTCATATTCGCCAATGGTCACATCGTTCAGTATCTTTTGAATGCCAAACTCATCTGTGCCTGGGGTGTTGAGCGTGACTAGATCAGGTTGTCCATCATCCCCAATGATCCGCATTACTCGCTCTGTATCGTAGATTTTGGGCACTAAATCAAGAATGATCTTACCAATATGCCGAATAGAACGTGTCAAATTGTCATAGAAGTGGAAATTGGTGATGTCAACTTGTTGTTGCTGACCATTTAGCGCCTTGCCTGAGATGTTGCCAGTAGGTTGTTGGTTAGGATCAACAATACCAATAACTGCTTGCAAGTCCTGAGAAATAGCAGCACTAGCAGCCATGATACCGGCTGGAGGTGCTTCAGGTTGAATCCTAGTGGGTACAGGAGCTGGTACGCCCTCGATGTCTTTTTGCTTGTATCTTAGGACTGGGGCAGATTTGACGTTAGCCTGCGCCCACTCGTTCTCATGTCCCTCGTCTTGACCCTCTGCCAACAACCACTTGGGCTTGGGCGCTAGGGCAATACTCTCGGTCATGGACGTTTGCCAGAAGTTGTACATACGCTGTGGGTCTTTAGCCATACGCACCAGACCGAACTTTTTGCGCTTGTTCTCAACAATTAGTTGATGTCCATAAACAGGAATAATTGGGATAAAGCGACCAGGCCACACACCCTCCTCTAGAATTTGCATTCCTGTGAGCTTGGCCCATCTGATCTCTTTTCTAACTGTGTCTCTAGAGTCAATAATCAGGCTTGGGTCACCTTTAAAGTCTTCCTTGTATACCTTTGTACCATCAGCCAACAATAAGAGCTTAGTGGGCGTTCTAACTGTGTAGAAGTATTCAGCAATCCTAATATCTTCTTTCATTACCCATTCAGCATTACTGTCACCAGCTCCACGCTGATTAAACTGTACGCCCTCATCAGCGTCTGGGTACATCAAAGCAAACTGCTTTTTAGAGATGACCTCAGTTATCAGTACCTTTTCAGCGTCTGATCCATCTGGAAGTATGGAATTGGGGTCAAAGTAGACAGTAAAGGGATTCATTATGGATTTAATGTAGATTTCCTGATCAAAGGAATCCTCACGCACATAGTCTGTGCTTACCCTAATAAACCCCCAACCCATGCGAACTGTGTAGTCTGCAGCGTTGTCGTATGCCTGGTCAGCATCTGAATTGACCTCGATGTGCCTACAAATGCCGGTCAAGATGTCTGCCATCTTTTCATCAGACTCATTATTGACCCCATGAACTTTGATTCTTGGGCGTTGCTGGCGTATGTTGTTAGTAACCTGTCTACAATATGCGTCTATCTTGTTGATAGTTAGGCATGGTCTAGACTCTAAAGTGCGACTGTTTTGAATCTCTACAGGCCATTGATCACCTGCGCTAAACCTCAAATCCTCTAGGGCTTCGGTTCGGTTCATCATGTCCGCATCTACACAAATATGTAAGAATGCTTGGGCATCAGCTATTAATTCACTTGACTCTAGATCATCTACCATAATTAACCCATCCAAGAAGATTGAACAATTTGTTGTGCTTTCTTTGTGACTTTCTTAGGTTCACTAATCATTAGTCCAATGTAACGAAAGGCATCAGCACCATGTGAATATTGATCGTGTAGTGGCGTTTTGCTAAACATTCCAGTCTCAGGATCGACCTCATACCTGTAATGTCGCAACGCTTCCAACCCTTGATGGCAGTTTTCACGATCAAAGTAACAGTTGCTAAAAATTGTCCTAGCAGCGTTAATTGAGTCCACAATAGGAACTTTAGGTACTATTCTAGTCTTATATCCTAAATTTCTAACAATTTCTTCTATGCTTCTACCATTTCCAGCCAAAGTTTTGTTCTCAGCATCGTGTGGTAGCCACAAAGTATCGTATAAATACCCAAAACCCTGCATTTTGTTGAGTATTGAGCTGATGGTCTCTTGGTTAGTCTCAAAATAGCGTACTAACCTGTTCTCCATCCCCACAAACTGCATAAACCACACGGCAGTAGCATCAGACCATCCTAAGTCAAAGATGGCGTGGACTGGCTTTGTAGCGTCATATGGGACTTTGGTGATGCGACCATCCAGCTCTGCAAACTGCATCTCTTTGGCAAAGATAGCGCCATCTACTGTTTGCCTACATAGACC